AATGCACCAACTCAATTACTTCCCACATTAGGGAAACAAATATCACAAGTTATGGACCCTAACCAACATTCAACGCAAGATACAACCCAGTTAGGAACGGCTAAGAATCTTCTCAAGGCGAGAATACCCGGACTTACTAATTCTCTTGAGCCAAAAATAAATACGTCAGGACAAACAATGCAAAACTTTCAAGGCAACAACTCGCTATTTAATATATTTGTTAATCCTGGAAGTTCAACAACATATCAACCAAATGCAGTTCAAAAGGAAATACTAAGAATCTACGACACCACAGGAGATAAGAGCATATTCCCAAATATAGCCCCTAAATCATTCACCGTAAAGGGTGAAAGTATAAAACTAACGCCACAAGAACTAACTAAATTTCAACAAACCATGGGGCAACAGACTGAGTACGCAATGGGAAGAAGTATGGATACTCAGAAGTCTAATGCTAATTTTAATCAAGCAGAAAACGACCAGAAAACTGCTAAGCTTCTTGCTAATGACATTAAGAACGCATATGACAATGCCAAAGCGGAACTGATTAAAAACAGGGGAATAAAATAAGCAGGGCGTTTGCCCTGCTCTTGCTATCCTTGTTTATTCTTTTTTCTATCTTCCAATTTTCCTTGTAATGTATCAAGCCATGCTATACCGTACCAAACTCCAAAACACAGAGCGGAAAGCATTAAGAAAACTATTATATCATCCATTCTTATCCCCCTTAACGAAATGTAGGTCGATTCCATGAACCCCCACGCAGCGACCACGCAAACCGAACCAACTATTATTATAAGTATTCCAAGAATTAGCTTCCCTATTATTTTACCCAATTTAACTACCCCCTTAGTATTACCACTATATGCGCTTATTATAGCATTATTCGGTAGTCAAATCTTCTTGTCCGAACTTTCCCTTAGATCATCGGACAAACCCACTGACAAGGGCGCAAGTAGCACCTCGAAGGCATCGTAGAAATACGGTGTCTTTTCTATTGGCAAATTTGAAAGAGGGTGCATTTTAATGGACACAACCCAAAACTTGACCCAAGAACAGGCTACAGCGAAATTAGTAGCAGAGACAGCAGTGGCAACGGCAAAGGTGGTCCTAGAAGGGGCACAGGCAGCCGCCACTATCGTCGCAAGGGATAACATCGTAACATCGAACGCTATCGCCGTACTACAGACTGAGATGACAACCTTGAAGAATCAACAAGCAAACTTTGAAGCGGAGATGAACCGCAAGATGGATAGTTTAGATCCAAAGTTTGAGAAGGTATTTGCTAAACTCGACCAGGTGATGATAGGCCGCCCAACGTGGGCAGTTGCTATCATAATCACTGCTTTATCAAGTCTTTCCGTTGGGTTGATGGTCCTTGTATTTACTAAGATATTAAATTAAGGAGTTGTTTAATATTAAGATTTTCTTAGATCCAGGACACGGCGGCACAGATCCGGGCGCAGTAGCCCACATTCGCGAATCACAATACACCTTATCGTATGCCTTAGAACTTGGCCGGGCATTGTCTATCCTTGGTTTTGATGTTTCCTATTCTCGCACTACTGATGTTGACGTTCCCCTTGCCCAGCGTGGCGCATCTGCTAACCGATTTGGTGCAAACTTCTTCGTTTCGGTTCACTTCAACGCCGGTGGAGGTCATGGTATCGAAACATACGCACTTTCTCCAGGCGGGCATGGTGAAAAGTTAGCTAGTGCAGTTCAAGAAGAACTAATTAATAAAACTGGCGCAGTTAATCGCAAGGTGAAGTTTGCTAATTTCCAAGTTCTCAGGGATACCTCTATGCCGGCTATATTAATCGAAGGTGGCTTCGTTGACACGTCGGACTCGCAACTTATTCAAATGGATGATTATAAGCATAAGTTTGTTCAAGGGGCTACAAAGGGTATCTGTAACTTCACAGGGATAGCATGGCGAGATATTTATGCCGTAGTTGCCCCTGTTCCTGTTGCACCCCCTATTATTGTTCCCCCTGTCATCCCTCCTGTTGTTGTTCCAGTTATTCCGATAGATAAAAACACTATGATTATCGCGCTCCTTGAACAAGCAATTAAATTAATGAAAGGTTGATGAATTATGAACCAGAAATTAACAAGTCCTCTTTTGTGGGTAGCAATCCTCGGAGCCTTGAAACTTCTCCTTGATGCTGGCGGCATCCAGATCCCTGACGACAAAGTTAACGAAATTGCAAACGGCATTGCAGCGGTCTTGGCTGTAGTCGGCATGTGGATGGACCATAGTAAAGTTATCGTTGAACCTATGCCTATTGTAGTGCCTGTTATTGAGCCTATCGTTACGCCACCTGGTGATCCACAAGTTCCTATAATTTAATTAAAAGTGTTCTATTTGGGGATGATTGCTTAATTGCTTTCATCCCCTTTTTATTTTACCAAATACTTTTATGAACAATGATAGGATCTAATGTTTGATGTACCTCAAATCTTCGCGGTTGCATTGCTTCAACTCTAACATCTTCATCCGCCTTTTTCCAAGACTCCTTTTCTCTCCTGAGTTCTAGCTTTCTCTCTTTTTTCATTTGTTCATAAATTGGCTTCGTTACGAGATCCAGTATTCCGTATGCTCCCTTTGTTACGTGTTTTCCTACGCCCATAACTACCTCCTTAAAATTATTGAATAAATATCTTTCTTAACTTGGGACATATTAGCAACAAAGAAATCTAACTCACTTTTAACCTTCAAATCACACTCGGTCACAATTAGTATTGCAGGAAACAATATTCTAGTCGGTTCCTTAATCGCCCATTCTTCCTTCGTCCAGTTCATCGAAACAATAGCAGCATACTTCGCATCTTTTTCAAATCTCTTATCAGCATATCGCTCAACTTCAATAAAAATAACATGCCTTCGCTTACTTAACTTGTCGTATACTTCCAGCATTGCATCGGCCCACAATTTCCCTCCCATGAGAGGATATGACCACTTCCATTTGATAGTATAATGGGACTTCTTTTGAGACAAAATACTACAGTAGACTTCATTGATAATTAACCAATGGTCAATCGTTCGTCTGTGTACCTTCCCTATTGAGTATATAGCAGGCTCATGAGGGTTTCGTATTAACTTATCTATTCTGCCCTCGTTAGATAGCTTCTGTAGTCTTAGCTGAGCTTTACGCTTGCTATCCTTTTGTCTGAATATAATCCGTTCTATTTGGCTCCTGGTAAAAGCAGTCCCGGCCGCAATCAACTCAATGATCTTTTCATCCCTGGCCTTGCCGAACTCCACATAATTCACCGATCATTCACCTACCCATCCAGTCATACATAGCTATATCCACACCCTATGATTGTACCTAGCCATTTCATGCACTTATACGTAAATTCGTTCAAGCTCCTTCCTCCGCAAAGCCCTATCAACTCATTATCATTTTTTTATCATCGTTTAGATGCTTCGTGTTGAGGTTGCCACCTTTTGCACAATCGCTTCATTATGCTTAGTTTGTGGCTTTTGGTAGTTAGACATTATCTCCTTAATAGTTTTGTTATTTATGAATGGCACTTGAATCAATACATCATCTTTGAATTTGAATAAAGCTCTTCCCTCAACATCTTTATCAATCGACAATGATCCTTCCCATTCATCTTCACCAAGTAATACGCGAGCTGATACCGGGTTACATCTGAACGCCACAACAGCAGGAATATTATTCTTCATGGTCCCAGATACCAGGTTGGCTGTGGGACGATGGCAAGATATTATAAAGTGAATACCTGCTCCCCTCGATTCACCTGTCACCTTCGTCACTTTATCCCTGACATTTTTAAATTCTTTCCCTTCTAATTTTGTATACTCATCAAAGTAGACAACTATTCGTGGTAACTTCTTATCCGGATATTCCTCATTGAAGGCCGCAATATCATCACAACTAAACTTCTTGAATAACTCATACCTTTTACCAATGAGTATTGATAAATCATCAATCATCTGTTCGACATCTTCCGGGTTTGTTATGGTCCTATCAACTAATAATGGATCATCACCTAACAATGCCGTTCCATTACCATGTTTTAAATCAGCTAACCATAATCGGCATTCATCCCTCGTATATCGGATATGAAGAGAAGCCATCATTAGTCTTCCAAGAATACTCTTCCCTCCCCCGGCAGCACCCCCAATCATCAAGTGAGGACTATTTGACGATGCCAAGTCTAGTTGCTCCAATCCTCTCCTGCTCCAACCGATAGGGACCCACAATCCTTTCTTATTTGGCAATACTTCTGCTTCATTTGTGTAATTGACTAAATCCAATAAGTGACCGGATAGAATTGTTAATGAAAAATGGGCCTTCTTATCGTTTTCAAGTAACTTGAATAGGACTTCACATTTTAGATCAAATTCAATGTCGTTAATGGACTTGATTAATTTGTCATGTTTTAACCCTGTCGGTATGCGATACTTGAATACCCTGTTATGACCCTTCCAACCTTTGCTTATTAATCTTGGGTATTCATGCGAAGAAAATTCCTTTCCTCTCTCTTTAGTTTCTACGCAAACATCGTTACGTTTCCAGCTCAGCATAATTCTGTTGGGGAATGAATCACTGTCATTGCCGATATACTTAAAACCGAATCTTCCGATTGAAACAAGAGCATTTGCGAATAATCCGATAACATCTAGCTTAACCGCAGTTCCTTTGTCCTTAGTTGTTTTATCACTCATAGGCCAAATACGTCCTTAACCTGAGTAAACAAAATCGCTATCTTAGCCACAACCATTGAAAGGCAAACGATAACCCCCATCAAGATAACGAACTGAGACATTTCAGCTCTTCCAGAGGATTGGAGAACACTGGCTAAAGTAGCGACAAGGATGCCAATTCCTGCAACGGTCATAATTAAATTAAATGTCATGTACCTTC